CGCTTTCCGCGTCTGTTAGCCCTGTTATGTCTACCTTCTGAGAGTTGCTTAAAATCACGTCTGCAAACACCGCGTCGGTATCAAGAACTTGAAGAATCACCCCGTCTTGAATAAAGGCAATCTTTTTAGAGTTTACTACGGCTCCTTCTGCTGTGTCTGACATTTTCATTCTCCTTCTGTGTAGGTAATTATACTATATAATAGTATAAGTTAAGTTTTTAATTGTTAAAAAAGTCTATTTTCTGTAGTAAATGTATCAGTTTCTTCGTCGTAAACAGTTCCTACTGAGATAGAGTATCTGTTTTGTCTCATAGTTATGTCTTTAATAGTTGGTTCGCTTTGTATTACTGCTGAAAAAAGAATGTCTGTCCCCAAGACATATTGAACTACTCCGTCTAAGATAAAAGCAATGTATTGGTGAGAGTCATGAGCTAGCATTTCTTCCATACTAGGCTGACTATTACTTACCTCACCGAAGTTTACGTCTTCTGGCATGTTATTCCTTTGTCTCTTCGGTTAGCGAAATGTTTAATTGCGGCCATTTTCCTATAGGGCAAGCCGCGTGTGGTAGTTTAGTTTTTGGCTCCATAAAGCACCCACATTTTTTACAGGTTTTTGTTAACTGTATAAGTTCTGGACACGCGATACATATTTCTAGTCTTATTGCCTGCTGCTCTGGCATAACTTTTTGAATGTTTTTATTAAAGATATCCCAAGGACGCGCTTTTTTAGTTTCATCCATGTAGGTACCTCTTTAGTGTTAGACGCATAATACAAATAGTATCATATCAAAGTCTGTCAACTACCCGATTGAAGCTGCAATCGTGCAAGTCGAGCCGCTAAGACTTCCGCCGTGCTGACAATAGTACGCCGTGTATGCAGTACATGCTGGTAGATACGTACCCTGATCACCTGATCTACAGCACAAATACTGTCCGTTACTTCCATGAGGACATCCTATATTGATGCCGTTTACTTGTACCATAGTTAGACCTCCGCCAGTCTGACAACCAGAAACTTGAGGCAATCCAAGATACGGTGGGCAGCTATAGTCCGTGTACCCTACTGCGCCAAAGACGCAGTTTGAACCTGAAACAGAGCCAACTGAACAGACATACTGTGAAGCTGCTAATGAAGATGAAGCAGCGCTTGCAGCCGAGCTCCCGACTGCGTTAGAAGCAACTATAGTAAAACTATAAGAAGTTCCAGGAGTAAGCCCTGTAACTGTAATAGGCGATGACGCGCCAGAGGCAGTAATGCCTCCAGGGCTGGAAGTTACGGTGAATGACGTTGCCGCAGGGCCACTGTTTGCAGGTGTAAAAGACACTACCAGCGAACCTAGACTTCCGCCTTTAGAAAGAGAGTTAATAGCAGCAATAGCTGGTTGTAAAAATGACCTGATTAGTTGTGAACCTTGGGATCCTAAGATTGGCATATGTGTATCTTATCTTACTTTACTTCATCTGATTTTTGATCTAGCACATATTTAATACTAGATGCGGACCATTTCCCGCCGTAGGCGGTAGGAATCCCTTCAACGTCAAGCATCCGCGCTATTGCACGCAAGGAAAGACCTCTTTCTCTTTCTGTAATGATACGACTACGAATCTCGTCTGAGATCAACTGCTTGGGCCCTAGATCTACTCCCCATACTTGCCCACTGTCTCGTCTGTGTTTATGTACATCTTTTTGACGCTCTGCGATGATGCCTCGTTCCATCTCGGCAAGAGCAGACATGATGGTTGTGACAAATCTACCTTGGTACGTTGAGGTGTCTAGGTTGAGATCGAGAAGGACTAGACGCCAGTTGTTCTTAGCCGCGCGGTCTACGATTGACAGAAAGTCGGTGGTAGATCTTGCAAGTCTGTCAATACGTGTAACTATTAAAGCCTGTGCAGTTCCGTTATCGAGCCTAGTTAGCGCGTCACGTAAGACGGGTCTGCCTGCAATTGACTTACCGCTACGACCTTCTTCAAGCAAGACTTCAACGCTTGAGAAGCCTGCAAACTCCGCCGCATTGCGTAAAGTCTTCTCCTGAGCTTCCATACTCATGCCGTCATTAACCTGCATCTGTGTGCTGACTCGGGCATACAAAAGGGCGTGTTCTACCTGCTTTTCAGGCTGTACATTCTTAGTCAAAAACAGTACCTTCTATCGCTAATGTACAATATTTCAATACCTACAACTATACAAAGACATTGTACACCCTTAAGGTCAAGGATGTACGAATTTTAACAGGGTTTAAGCGGTTTGGCAGGGCTTAGAGTGTTAGCCGACTACCTTTTCTATACACATAAAACTGTTGATATAGTCTGGCGTGATAACAAGAGTTAACCGATACATCTTAGGAGTTGCTGCGTCGATAAAGTGGTAGTGAGACACATCTCCGTGCGTAGGAAAGTTGTAGCTAAACACAGAAGAACTTGGCGTCGTCGTATAAGTGATAGGTAAAGCAGTGCTGCCGGAGTGACCTCCAGTAACTACTGAAAAAGAAGCTGATGTGTATAAGACAGCCGTTCCGGAGACAGTAGCAACGCTAAGACCACGGTTTCCACTTGATGTAATTGTGAACTTTAAGTTGTCAACTGTTAAAAAGGTACCAGGACTGATAAGACCGCTTGTCACAGAGATTGGTCCTGTCGGGCCAGTTGCGCCAGTGTTTCCTTGCGCGCCAGTATTTCCTGTAACACTTGCGCCTGTAGCACCTGTTGCTCCAGTTAAACCTGTCATGCCAGTTAGACCAACTGCACCTGTTGCACCAGTAAGACCAGTTAAGCCGGTTGCGCCAGTTATGCCAACTGCGCCTGTTGCTCCTGTATTACCTTGTGGCCCAATATTACCGCCTACAGCTTCTACCCATACGCCGTCATAGTAAACATACACCGCGCCGTCATTTGCATTAAACCACGCAGCTCCACTTACACCTGTTGGTGGCACGGCATCAACTATAGAGAACTGTCCTTCGTCTCCAGTTGCACCAGTTGCGCCCGTTAAACCAGTATTACCAGCAACTCCTGTAGCGCCGGTGCTACCGGTCGCACCCGTGTTACCAACTAAACCTGTTGCTCCGGTGGAGCCAGTTTGTCCAGTTGCTCCCACATCTCCGGTAGCTCCAGTTTGTCCAACTGCTCCCGTTGCTCCTGTGCTTCCTGTATAACCTGTAGATCCAGTCTGTCCATCTGCTCCCGTGCTTCCTGTTGCGCCTGTTAGACCAGTTAAACCTGTACTACCGGTCATTCCTGTCAATCCTGTTGCACCTGTTAAACCAGTGCTTCCTGTTAAACCAGTGCTGCCTGTTAAGCCAACCGCACCTGTAGATCCAGTTTGCCCGATGGCTCCAGTGTTACCAGTTAGACCCGTTGCTCCGGTAAGACCCGTATTTCCAACAGCTCCCGTGTTGCCGGTAACTCCTTGTGAACCTTGTGGCCCGACGATTTGTCCAACGCTACTCCATGCACTGCCATTCCAAACATATAGGTCGCCGTCTGCGTCTACAATGTATGCGTCATTAACTGCGTTACCTGTAGGAGGTAAGTTAACAACTGCCGCAACACTTCCACGCACATTTATCGAGGTACCTTGCGCACCTGTGTTACCTTGCGCGCCAGTTACACCGGTTGCACCGGTTAGTCCTGTCATACCTGTTGAACCAGTTAAGCCTGTAGCACCTGTTTGCCCAACAGCGCCAGTGTTACCTTGAACACCTGTGTTACCTGTCGTACCAGTTAGACCAGTTGAGCCTGTTAACCCTTGTGCGCCAGTTACACCAGTTAAACCTGTAGATCCAGTCAATCCAACAGCACCTGTTGCTCCAGTGTTACCAATCTCGCCTGTGTTACCAGTTGCTCCGGTTACTCCTTGGGCGCCTGTGACGCCAGTGTTACCAACAGCACCCGTTACGCCTTGAGCACCTGTGTTACCAGTTAAACCAGTTAAACCTGTATTACCAGTTAATCCAACGGATCCAGTGGATCCTGTTCCTCCAGTAGCTCCGCTATTCCCTTGAGCACCCGTTGACCCGTTAGTACCAGTAGCGCCAGTAGCGCCGATACCGCCAGTGTTGCCCGTATTGCCTTGCGCACCTGTATCTCCTTTTGCTCCCGTTAATCCTGTTAGACCAGTTAAACCTGTGTTGCCTTGCGTTCCTGTGTTTCCCGTTGCGCCCGTTGCTCCGGTAGGCGCTCCCGCCGGTCCCTGAGCGCCGGTCGGTCCAGGCACGGTTGAATCTGCACCGGTAGGGCCGACAGGTCCCTGTGGGCCTTGAAGATTAGATACAACAACCTCTGTAGAGAGAACAGTTGTTTCAACGACGATGTCTGGTTGTGTTAATACGGTTACCGTTACAGGAGACAGCGAGGTCTCAACCGTAACATCACTCTCGGTGACAACCGTTACCGAGGTACTAGTCTCGGTAGTTTCTACTAAAGTATCTGGCTGTGGTGTAACAGTTACAGAGGTAGTGGGATCACCGACCGAGACAATGCTCGTTGGATCGGTCAATAGGTCACCTCGGATAGAACGGTGAAGGTGCCCTTTAGAAGACGAGTTACGGTGGTGTCAGATGCAACAAGCTCGAGATCATAGACGTACTTGCCTGCTACGACCGCGGCCGTGGCCGAGGCTGAAATCGTCACCGCGATTGTTCCCGCTGCTCCGCCGAGGACGATACCTCCTGAAGGTGAGGTAAGAGAGATGATTTCATTCACCGCAGATGGACGTCGGGAAGTATCGCGTACCTTGAGTCGAGCGGTGTATCCTGTTAGGTTGACCGCGTTAGAGCTGATCTTCCACGTGAAGGTTTGGGAAAATGTCGCGCCTTGCTCAACCTTGATGTTATGAATTCCAGCAGACATATTACCCCTACCCTAAAAACTAGTTAGGTATAATCTATCATACTCCAGCTACTTCTTAGTAGGACTTCTTGGTGCCTATGCGGGAACTAAAATAATTTAAGATTCAACTACCTAAAAGCTATCACCGCAGGTGATGTAAGATACTATTAGACAATGGATTATCCTGAGGACCCAGAGTATGCTGATGATGATGTTCTACAGCAGTACCTTGATGAAGAGGGTCTAGCCTTAGTACCTGTTGAATTCATGCGTGAATTGATGCTTCTTATGGAGGCGCACATAATTAACCTATGCGGAATAGACAGAGACGAACTCAACGAGATAATGATACGCATGGAGGAGCTTCTAGGGGAAGAGGGTCTTATGGACCTATCCATGGAGGACATCATCGGCTGGGTAAATACGTTAAAGGACGCCTAGCCTTCCTGTTATAATTTAACTATCGCCACTGGCCTGGAGCCGCTACTAGTAGCTTGTCACGACGAAAGTGAAGTCTAGCTAATCCCGCTACTGCGAATCGTCCTGGACATGACGTACAACTGTCATCCACTCCAACTTCAGAGTTGAGTGTCTAGCACTGGCTGGGTAGACATCGAGTGGGTAGTTGATAAGCGGGCTACCTTTAGGGTAGTATACAAAGCGCTGCCAGTGCTAGACTCGATTCTTTTTATTATTTATGATACAGTCCGTACATGACACCGGAGATCTTTGTTCGCCCTTGGGGCTTCTACGTAATTTTACATACAGAGCAAAAGATGCAGGTTAAACGAATACACGTTGAAAACGGAAGTCGCTTAAGCAAGCAGTCTCACAAACACCGCGCAGAGCACTGGTATATCACACAGGGTTATGCGGAGGTGGAGCTATTTGACCAGATACTTCATCTTGGCCCGGGAGACTATGTGTCAATCGGAGTTGGAGAAGTTCACCGCGTACGAGCCGAAGGCGAAGGCGACCTAGTCTTTATCGAGATTCAAACAGGTGAGTACCTTGGAGAAGATGACATCATTCGATATGAAGATGATTTTGGACGTGTTGAGTAATGGAGCAAGAGCTTCCTACGTGGTTCAACCACGTTAAACCAAACTTTGAAAACTACTTGACGTTTCCTAATGAAAACTTGATACCTGTTCCGTTAAACGTACTGCAGATCGGCGCGTACAAGGGTGACACAACACAGTGGTTACTAGACAATAAAAACATCAACAGGATAGTAGACGTTGACACCTGGGAAGGCTCAATCGAGCACGAAGGAACGTTTGACTTCAACCAGGTTGAGAGAGTCTACGACGAAAGATTCACCGCAGTTGAGAAGGTTGAGAAGCGCAAGGGTACGAGCGATAGATACTTTGCAACACGCCCTGAAGGTGAAACATTCAACGTTATCTATATAGACGGAGATCACACCGCGCTACAGACGGCGATTGACTCCTTAAACGCATGGAGGATCCTAGAGGTCGGCGGCATCATGATATTTGATGACTACGACTGGCACATGTACCAAGGAACACCCTTACACCCTAAGGACGGTATCGACTGCGTCCTGAGGCTGTTTAGAGGGCGATACAACCTTATCGTTACGAACTATCAGGTCTGGATTCGTAAGACGGCGGAGTAGACTTGTAAGTTGTAAGATAGAATAAGTGTATGCCTATCATCGGATCGTCTGCAGGAGCTACTAAGGGTGTGCCAAGTGCGCCTACCATCGGAACTGCAACAGACGGCGGTTCAGGTGCGATATCCGTATCGTTCACGGCTCCTTCGTTTAGCAAGCTACCTATCAGTTCATACACTGTAACTAGCTCATCAGGAGCAACAGCGTCAGGCGCGAGTAGTCCTATTACGGTAACTGAGACAGTTGCTGGCACATACACATACACGGTGCGCGCATCGCATGCGAACGGACAGTCTGCAGCGTCTGGGTCTTCGAACGGTGTTTCAGTATCGTTTAACTATACCCTTGCACAAACATTTAACGCTAGCGGTAACTACACCGTTCCAGCGGGTAAGACTCTACTGGCAGTTTATGTCTTTGGTGGCGGTAGTTCTGGCGGAGCTGGAAGCGCTGGAGTTGATAATCCAAATGCTACCGGTAATCAGATAGCAACAAGAGGTGGGTCAGGTGGCGCTGGTGGAGCTGGAGGCGGAGTAGCAGCATTTCAAGATTACGCAGTCTCTAGTGGGCAGGTGTACTCTGTAACAGTTGGAGCAGGCGGAGATAATGGCGCAGGTGGAGGAAATTCTTCTTTTTCTAGTCTAGCATTTGCAAACGGTGGTGTAGGGTCTGGCAGTTCTGTGGGTCTGCGTGGTAACGGTTCATCAAACGTTTCTGGGGCAGTAAGCGCCTCTGGTGGCGGAGGTTCAGATGGTTGTCAAGGCGGCTTATATAGAGCGAGCGGAACTACTTCTCAAGGAGGAAACTCTCCAGCGCCTAATGCTGGAGGGACAGTAACTCTCAACGCAGCAGGCTTAACTACACTACAAGCTGGCGGCGGTGGAGGCGGTGGTGGAGGCGGGGCGTCATCAGCAACTAGCGCTAACTCTCATTCTAATGGCGCTGCCGCTGGTGGCGGTAATGGAGGACTAGTTAGCGCAGGTAATGGAGGCAACGGAAGTCTAAGCGGAGGTGCTGGTGGTGGTGGAGGTGCCAATTACAACATTTCTAACTATGGACTACCAGGTACTGGCGGCTCTGGAAGAGTTCTTGTCTACGTTAAGTAGTAACTAACTAGACAATCAATCTGCACTCTTTCTTTAATATAATATGATACAGTTGTTTATACCAACAACAAAAGGACGCCAGCATGCCGCTTGAAATGACGTTTACCAATACGTTCGGTATTGATCTTTCTTTATACGAGCCGCAACCTGCTCGCACAATGATTCCAGACTGGTACAAAAACACGGAGTCATATATCTCTGGAGAAAAGATTCCTTCAGGTGAAGGACAAACCTCCGCAACTATTAAGCGTTGCATGCCAGTGTTCGATGCGATCACCGCAGGTTATATTCTGACGACGTACGTTGACGTATACGTATCTCAGCGAGAAGGTGCACCTTGGTATGAGTGGCCAAGCGCTGGACCAATTCAATTTCACCCTATCGAGCAGGCGCCACTTCATCCGGCCGTAAATGGAGCACCTTTCCCTAAGTGGATTAACCCTTGGTCAATTCGCACACCTGAGAACTGGTCAATTCTTTTCATGCCTCCTATGCACAGAGAGAACCAGCCGTTCCAGATTCTTCCAGGTATCGTAGACACGGACCAATACTTCTCACCGACTAACTTTCCGTTCGTATTAAACGACGGTAAATTTGAAGGCCTTATTCCTGCGGGAACACCTATGGCACAGGTTATTCCTATCTGTCGTGATTCCTGGCAGGTTAAGGTAGGAGGAGCTGACGAGATGGAAGACCAGATCGCGGTGACCCAGCAGCTACGCTCAAGTTTCTTTGATTCCTATAAGCGCAAGTTTCGTCAGGATAAGAACTACTCATAATCTAAAGTATAGTATAGAATAGGTCTAACAAGCCTAATCAGAAAAGGTAACTAACTCATGGCAGAACAAAACTACGCATTTGTCGTTGACGGTATGGTGACAAACATCGCCGTGTTTGACGAACCTACTGAAGAGCTACTTGCTCACTTCAAGGCTGAACTAAGCCTTGACCACATTGTATTTGCACACGATGAGCCTAAGGCTGCTATCGGTGGCACATGGGACGGTACAAAGTTTACCCTACCTGCGCCATACGCGTCATGGGTACTTAACGCAGACAACGACTGGGAGCCTCCAGTCGCCATGCCTGTAACAGAAGGCAAGTACTACACATGGAACGAAGGTACAGTTTCATGGGATGAGAGCGACGTCTACCCAGACACGATATAAATAAACTTAACTAACATAGAAACCGCGTCTGTCTAACAGGCGCGGTTTTTATCTATAAAAAATTAGTATGATAGAATAAGTGTATGCCAATCATTGGAACAGTATCTTCTAGCTATAATGTACCTCCTGTCTACGCACTTTCGCAAACATTTAATGCATCAGGCAACTACACTGTTCCCGCGGGTAAAACATCAATAGCACTTGTAGGTGTAGGCGCAGGTGGAGCAGGTGGAGCATCTGCCGCTGGCGGTGGAACTGGCAATAGTTCATCAGGCGGTGGAGGCGGCGGATTATTTTCTATTCGTGAAATTACTACAACTGCAGGAACAGTTTACACAGTAACGGTTGGTAGTGGAGGAACTTCACCTGCAGGCGGAAACACGCCTTATGGAATACCTAATGCCTCTAATAATGGTGGTGTGACTTCTTTTGGTAATATACTTACTGCCAATGGTGGAAACGCAGGTTATTTTTATTTTACTGGTGGTACTGGAGGAACAGTTTCTTATAATACTGGAACTGCAGACACTGCTTCAACTGGAGCAACAGGTGGTGCTGTAATAAGTAACGTCAATGCAGGTGCTGCAGTTCAAGGGTTTTCAGGTGGAGCAGGAGGAACTGCTGCATCAAATGACTCAAATATTTCATCTTTTAATGCTGGAGGTGGAGGTGGAGGTGGTGGTTCTTACGCACCTCACAGAGTAAATTATGGTGTTCAAAACGGTGGCGCAGGTGGTACAGCAGGTTCTCCATTTGGTGGAGGTGGCGGTGCTGGTGCAAACACAACTGCAAATGCAGCAAACACTGCAGGTGCTGGCGGTGGCGGAAATGGTCCTGGTGGTGGAGGAGGAGGAGCGGGTGCTGCAGCAACAGTAAATGCTCCAGCAAGCGGAGGAGGTGCTGGTGCATCAGGTGGTGCTGGCGCAGGAGCAAGAATTTTAGTCTACGTCAAATAAACTTAAACAAAAATAAAAGACCGCGCCCGTTTGGACGCGGTCTTTATTTTTATCTCTTTACGGTAGGCGACTACCAGAGATAGTTGTTTCCTGACCTGTCCCGAGGTCACGCAGGACAACCTTAATTTGATACTCTTCTGTAGGTGATAGCCAGTCAACGTTGATTACCTTTCCAACGCCGTCTAGACCAATCGCACTCGTTGAGCCGTTCTTATCTACAATCATCAGAGTTGCCCACGTTTTAGTTGGGTCAAAGTTAGGAACGTTAGGAACCGAAACACTTGCAGAGCGGTGACCGTTCGTTCCCTGTGTCTGTGCAACAACAGTAGGAGCAGTTATCGTTGCCTTATCAACAGCCGCGTCACGAACAGGCTCTGGGGTAACGATAGGCGCAACCGGTGTGGCAACTACTGGATTAGACGTAACCGTCTCTGCACCCGTTGTGGTGTCACGCACCGTGGTTTGAACGGTGATGTTTGAATCCTGTGGGACGGCAACAATTTCAACCGTCTCGCCGTTACCTGTAACACCCACGCTTGTATGTGAGCGTCCGTCCGTGATTACCTGAACAGACACGGTTGTATTTGGATCTGTTACAACAGGAGTAGTAACGGTAACCGTCACAGAGTTATCGCTCTCAACCTTCACCGCAGTTACAACAGGAGCCTTAGTATCTGCTACCGCGTCACCTGTAGGTTCAGGATTAGGATTAGGAACAACCTCGCCTGTTGTGTCATGTAAAGGAGTTTCTACCTTTGTAGCGGAAACTTGAACAGAGACGATGTCGCCTTGGTTGATTGCCTCAAGACGAATAACTCCGTCAGTGTCAATATACTTAACACCGCCGGACTCTGTAAGCTTTACAACAACACCTGTTGTAGAAGTTGTTTCCTTCCAGGTAACTATCTTGTCAACTACGCCACCTTGCAGGATAGCGTACCTGTCTCCTACAACCGGAGCATCTATGATCTCGTCTATAGAAACATTAAAGTACGAGTTGGCGTTAACCTGCGTTCTGGCTTCTTCCTCAAGACGCAGTATCGTGCCAGTTATATCTGGGTTAAGTCCCCACCAGGCGCTTGCGCCTTGGGCGGGAAAAAGTGAAATTGCGAGCGCGAGTGGTAGCGCTTTTCTAATAGGTAACATAAGGTGTCCTTTCGTCTTTTTGTTAACGAAGATATAATAACAGGAAAAGTGTGAAACTATCACCGCAGGTGAAACAAGATAGAATACGACGATGGAATCAAGGGAAGACATCGCTAAAGAGGTAGAAGAGTTTATCCTACCTATGTTAGAAAAACCTGGGTATATGAATGCCAAGGGAACTCT